TTAATGCCTAGGGGTGTACTTATTTTGGGCTATCTTTTTAGTTTGGAGTATCGCTGCTCGAAGAATTGCCTTAAAGATTTCCACGTTTTCTATGTCGTCCTGACTAACGTAAGCAGTTGATATTGAATGCAGCATATCTTCTAAGTCAGATTCAATCGTACGTTCATCTTTTTGGGTTAGTGTGACTGTATCGATTTTTAAGGTTCCCGTTTTCAAAAACTCTGAAGAAAAGCGAGGGTCAATATCAGATTTTTGTAAATGTAAGGCGTCTGCAATTTTTTGCACATTGCCGGCATTGGGGGTAGAGCGCATTGCAAAATACCCAGATAAAGTGGACGTGGGAATCCCAGTTAAATCTGATAACTGAGATTGAGTCAAATGGGCCGCGTATTTTTTCAAGTTTGCCGATATTATTTTTCTAAGGTCTTTTTCAAATTCAGATAATTTATTCCCAGGCATCAAATCTCCTCCTCGTGAACTTTCACTAGGATGCCTTACATGCTATCTTCGAGGTTTTAGAATCTTTTTAGTCGAATGAATTGTTTAGGTATTCCACGACTGATAGCCAGGTCGTATATACAGGTTTCAGGGTTGTTGGATATAACTTTATCGTTCAGTAGTAACTCTACGGCGAACTCATTGGCTATATGTTCGACCTGATCAGCGTTAATGGATAGGGTATATGTTTTGAGCCATTGCGTGTTAGCATTTGGAGTGAAGAGGGCGTGGCCTAGTTCGTGGGCACAGACATAGGGCTGCATCCATTCCGGTGTCCGGATATCGTCAATGATGATATATTTGGAGCGTTTGTATTTCAAGTAATTGCCAAACTTGCCGCCTAAGTCTCCGAACAGTATCTGGATGTGATGCTCACGGGCGAGGCGAAAGGGATCGTCGGTCTCATATTTTTGTATGAGCCGGTGCACTTCTCGTTTGACGTCCATAGACAATCAATCCTTTCGAAACCGTTTTGGAGTATATTTCTTTTTGGCTAACTTTTTAGCTTGGATCATTGCCGCTCGAATAGTGGCCTTGAAGGCCTCTATATCTTCAATGTCGTCCTGCCCATCATATGCAGCTGCCGCCATTGAATTCATCATATCCTCTAAATCAGATTCTATTTCTCTCTCATCTTTTTTAGTTAATTCCGGATTATTATTGTTGTCCCAGCCCATTAAAGCACCAGGGGTGGTTTTGAGAGCTACTGCTAGTCGTTCCAATTTGTCGGATGGAATATTGCCGATGACGCCACTTTCGTAGCGTTGTATCGTTTGACGACTTACTCCGACGACCTTTGCGACGTCATCCAAAGTTAAGTCTAAGTTATTGCGAGCCTTTTTTATATTTTCCTTGAGTCCCATTTCTTCGCCTCCTATCTATGCCTCATAGTATACCTTAAAATTACGTAACATGCAACAAAAAAGTTACATATTACGTAAAAAATAACTTGACGAGTAACCCTAATTACACTATACTATAGACAACAAGTTACTTAATAAGTAACAATAGTTGGGAGGTGAAATTTATGATAGACGTACATGCGCTAAAGGGGATTATTGCCAGCCGTAATAAATCCCAGGCGCAAGTGGCTGTAGAGCTGGGAATGACTCCAAAAACATTCTATCAAAAGATGAAGCGAGGAGTTTTCGATAGTGATGAGATGTATAAAATGGTCCAACTATTAGAAATCCCTAATCCCAGCGAAATTTTTTTTGTTAAAAATGTTACTTAATAAGTGACAAAAAGGAGGTGAGAACGATGGAGATAAAGTCCGTAGACACACAAGAACCGGTAACGGCGATTGTGGCTGTGTTAAACAAACATAAAATACCGATAGCACTGGTGCCATCGGTATTTGAAGCGGTACTGCGCGATATAAACGCAAACACTATTCCTTATAGTCCTAGCTGTTTTAGTATTAATGATTTAGCGATGTCTGAAATGACTGAAAAAGTTACAGATCCTAGAGGATGAAATTTCTTCTTCGTATCTTCCCATATGTTTTTATCTCGTATAGTGTCGAGATACTCACGACCATACGGCGTAATATCAATAATAAAGTCACGTGAGCCCTCAATAAAGCCAGCATCATATAAATATTTTAAATGATAATCAATGACGGCTTTGTCCACCTCTGGGAAAGCTTCAAAAAAGTAGTTGCGTAAGAAATTTATATATCCATCGGAATCCGCTTCAATTTGTAAGAGCAAATCGCGAATTAAGTCATAATTAAGCTTCATTTTATCCACGTCCTTTCTGGGATTGATTATAGCACAAAGGGAGAGGAAGGTGAGAACGCTGGAAACAATAACATCAGATTTTTATCAGCGCCGGCATCAAAAACTAGTCCAGCTCGTTTCGGAGATGGATGTACATGCGTTAGATGACTTAAACGGTATCACTTCAATCGCTTTGATTGCAGAAGGCGATTCCGTTTTAAATGGCGAACCATGTAGGCTTCGTAAGACGGTACAACTGTTTGATAAGAATACGTACCTCTAGGTGTTTCAGGCAGAAAATAAATTGATGGAGGAGGTGAGTGGAATGGAAAAAATAAAAGCCATCGGTGAACGATGGCTGATGAAGGCAAATAGACGATACCGTATCGTTCCAGTACTCACAAAAAGGCATTGGGACTCGGTTGAGGAAATGAACCAGGACACAAAATATCTTACAAGGATAAACCTAATATTAATTGTAGCTAATACCATAATTTTTTTATTACACCTGGCAGTGCGGTTATCGAACCAAAGATGACTGTCGCGTAGAAAGGAGGTATTTAGGATGGATAGATTGGATGCGCTAGAAAGAGAGAACCTCGCGTTAAAAAGCGAAAATGCTGAACTTAAAAGACAACTTGCGGATTGGAGCTGCCCCAACGTATTACGACCTTTAGGTGATTTTAGTCACGACTACTATACCGGTTCAGGAAAGTCCACACACAGCTATTATACCGGTTCGGGGAATTGCACGCATAGCAACTATACTGGTTCGGGGAATTGCACACATAGCAACTATACCAGTTCAGGAAATTCCACGCACAGCTACTATACCGGTTCTTGTGTAGAGGCATTTCCGAGAAAAAGGTATCATGAGCGTTGTCATGAACACATTATCCGGTGTTTAGATGCGGGAATCGACCCCGCTATAGGGTTTCCGGCTCCAGCAGACTGGGAGCTGGAGAAGGTTGAATGATTTCCGTTACTGTTGCAGTACCGTAAAACAGAATCTCTTTATGTTTTTCATCTTGAGAAATCATTTTACCGGACCAGTAATCTTTAGCAAGGCTTCTTTGTAATTGGAGATTAAAATGCTGCTTGACGAGATATCGCTCATCTCCTTCGTGAATCGTGCCGGAACAGTTGAACACAATTATATTTAAACCTCTGCCAACTTCCTTTAACCAATAATCTAATGATTCCCGAGTGTTGGGCATAAGCCATAGAGCTTTCAAGCGTGACGGGGTGTCCGGGAAATTTTCTAGACGGACATCTTCAAAAATACGTTCTCTAACATATAAAGAATATTCCTTTAATAAGTTTTTCTCACTTACTGAAAAGTCAGGGGAGTATTCTTCGTAGAATCTGAAAAATGGGTTTGTTTTATTTCCAAATTTATAGGTCTTACCTATTTCGTAAGCAGCAAGAGAATTGATGTGCAAAAACGTTTCATTTTCAACTTTTCTCATGGTTGTCACCGCCTTTCTAAGCAATATTATAGCAGGAAGGTGGCCGTTCACACAAAAAGGAGGTGGAAAGATGAAAAAGACAAAAATGGGGGAGTTATACGACCTGTATCTACTACGCCCGGAGATCAGCAACAGAGAAGCGGCGACGATATTAGGCGTGTCAAATGGAACCCTGCGGCAGATGAAGTCCCGTCTAAGTCTGAGTGGCAATATCAAGGTAGCGGCTAATGGCAGCGTATCAATGATTGAGCCGCCTCGCGGCTCCGATGCATCCCTAGCGGCCGATCCGGCACTCGCTCGGAGAAACTATAAAGCGGAAGTATATTACGAAATGGTGGACTCCTATTTGGAGGACTTCCGGCAGCAAGCTACTTTTGCCGATCGCCTGGCCGTTGGTCGAGAAATACGTCTTATTTTGGAACAGCTGTAGGAGGTGAGGATGGTGCGAAGATTATCCGTTCCGGTAGCCGCGATTGCTTCCGTTACCATAGCACTTTGTATCGGAAGGTTTGTGGAATCGCCCCGTGTAGCTGACCGAGAAACACTCATAGCCGATCGAGTGGTTGAACACATCGTGGAGCCGTATGAGACTGTTTGGGAAGTGGCGGCTCCTATTGCGGAGGCAAGAGGGCAGGATGTTCGGGAAGTCATACACGAAATTCAAGTCAATAACGACTTAGATGTAAGCATGGCTTTGGTGCCGGGGCAGAAAATTAAGCTGCGTTTTTAAAGGAGGTGCTCACGATGTTGTTGGAAATGTTTTGTGCAGATATTCTTGAATTCTACAGCGACCCGGAGAACGTCAGAGCGTTGGAAGAATACCGGAAAACGCTAGATAGAAATGAGGAGGCAGTTGAGAAAGGGAGTGATGACGATGATGTGCGAAACGTGTCCGCATGAGGGGTATTGTGTCCCCGATGAATGCGAACTTATTTGCACATAAAAAAATTCCGACCTCTGCGCCAACAGAAGCCGGAAAAAACCAAAAAAATAAACTACTTTAAATTTATCATAAAAACAGGATTTCGTAAAGGATGAAAAAATGACAAAATGTGAAGAATTATATGAATTTTATAAAAAGCATCCCCAGGCGAAGAATCCAGAAGTTGCCGAGGCATTGCATTGGGACCCTTATTATGTACGGAAATATAAATTCAGGTTGAAGGCACGGGGGCTGATTGCTGTGACGCCTGAAGGGGTGATTACAGCTCCACCCTTTACAGATGAGGAAATAAAAGAGCCATCGGCAAAACTGGCAGCCTATCAGCATCTGTATGATGTATGCATTGAGCGACTAGAAACTAAGGACATGTCCGATGGACAGTTCATTTCGTTAGTGCAAGAAATCCGTATGATTTTAGCGAAAATGTAAGGAGGAATAGAAAATGAATGAAACGAAGATGTTGCCGGCGCTAGTGCCGGTAGAGCCGAAGCTTATTGCCTTTGATGCGGCGTTGAAATGGAATTATGCGGACATTGAAGAGTATTTAAAGACCGTGACCGAACGGTACCGTAATCTCGTGGTGACGGATGAAAATGTCGAGGACATGGGTAAGGTCAAGCGGGAAGTCGTGTCCCTGCGCACGCACCTGCAAAAGTTTGAACGGGCGACGAAGACGAAGCTTAAAAAGCCTGTTGACGATTTTACGATGCAGTGCCGGGGTTTGTACAATATTATCGCCGCTGTCGAAGAACCTCTGAATGATCAGCTGCATATTTACGAAGACCGGCGCATCGCCGACATCAAGGCGCAGATACAGCGGGAAATTGCGGCTAAAGCGCAGGCCCTGGGGGTACGCGATGTGTATTTGGAGCAGGTCGTGTGGAATCCCAAGTGGACGAACAAGACGGCAAAATGGTCCGAAACGGTCGTCGAAATCGATCATGAACTCGTCCGTCTCAAAGCTGTGCAGCAGGCAGATGACGACCGGGAACAGCTGCGCCAGGACCGGCAGGAAATGGCACGTATGTACGTGGAACAGGCCAACACGACCTATGGACTTAGCTCTCCCTTGCAGGCAGAGCAGTTTTTGACAGATTCGTTGCTGTCGCAAGGATTGGCAGATATGAAAGCGACTATTTTTAAGACTGCCAAAGACATAAAAGCTATCGAAGATGCCGCTATACAGCAGCAGGTTACACCGCCTGTTCCACCATTGCCGCCCCTTCCGCCGATGCCCAAGGGGGAACCGTTGGCGGAAAACACTGAAGATTATAAAGATATGATTATTACGATTCATCATGTACATATGGGAGATTACGACCGCGTTTGTGCGGCGCTGGATCATCTGTTGTATCCCTATGACGTGGCATTGAGGTGATACCATGGGAATCTTTCAACAAGCTGTGCGCCAGGTGGCAAAACTCCGCCTGGCTTTGTCCGGCCCGTCGGGGTCCGGAAAAACTTATTCGGCCTTGCTCATTGCCAGTGGCATCGTACCGATGGAGAAGGTCGCCGTTATCGATACGGAAAACGGAAGTGCTAACTTATACGCCAACCTTGGCACGTACAGTGTGCTGACACTACACCCTCCGTATACGCCGAAAAAATACATTGAAGCGATTCACGCGGCAGAACAGGAAGGGTTTGAGCTTGTTATTATCGACAGTTTGTCTCACTCCTGGAACGGTGAAGGAGGTCTTTTGGAACAGAAGGATAAGGCGACCGATGCCAAGTACAAAGGCAATAGCTGGGCGGCCTGGCGGGAAGTTACTCCGGAGTACAACAAGCTCATCGAAACGATGCTGAATAGCCCGTGCCATATCATCGCGACGATGCGGGCCAAGACGGAATATATGCAGGATGATTCCAGCGGCCGTAAGCGCATTGTCAAGGTCGGTGCGGCGCCAATCCAGCGTGACGGCATCGAATACGAATTTACCGTCGTCTTCGATTTAAGTATCGACCACATGGCAACAGTCAATAAAGACCGTACGCGCTTGTTTGATGGCCAATACTTCGTACCGACACCGGACGTGGGCAAGACGCTGAAGCAATGGCTGGATGCTGGTGAACCTGCGCCTGCGCCGGCTCCGCAGCCCGTACCGGTAACCGAGGTGCAATCGGTGTCGCAGACGCCCGAATCGCAACAAGTCCCACAGTCTGCTATTTCGTCACAGCCGGTACAGTCAGTTCCGCAGCCGCAGCCGTCGCCGCCTGTGGATACACAGTCCGACGTATATTTGATGGAGTTGCTTAAATTTGTTTGGACAAAAGGCGGTTGGTCGCTCGACATCTTACCAGATTATGTGTCCAAACGTTGGAGCAAACCTTTTAACCAGATTACAGCATCGGAAGTATACGCGCTTACAAATGAAATTTGCCAATACATCCATATGGATCGCCGTGCGCTGGAAGCGGAATTTCAGCAGACAAATATTCCCTTTTAGGAGGTACTACACATGAATACATCATTTTACGGGAGATTAACCCGAGACCCGGAAATCCGGACGCCGCAGAACGGCGGCAATCCCTATACTACGATTACCGTCGCTACACAGGTACGGAGCAAGGACAAGGACGGGAAATATAAGTCGGTGTTCGTCGATGCCGTCGCCTTTGGCAAGAGCGGAGAAACCCTAGCCCAGTATTTTTATAAAGGTTCGCGGATTGTCGTGCATGGGGAAATTAACGACATCAACGCTTGGATCGGCAACCGGGATGGGCAAGCCCATGCTTCGGTCAGCATTAACGTGACGGGATTTGATTTTGTCGACACCAAAGCCGAAAACGAACAGCAGGGGAAGCCACAGCCCCATACCGGATATGCCGCTCCGGCGCAGCCATACGGAAGCGCCCCAGCTGGTCAACCTTATGCGGCTCCGCCGACACCGCCAGTTCCGCCGGCGACGGGTTATACGATGCCGCCCGGCCAACCGAACACTGCGCCGTCTGCGCCAGCGGCGCCGCCGTATGCCCCGCCTAACCCGCACGGAGCACCGTTCTGATGATTTCTCTGCGGCCGTATCAAATGCAAATGGTAAAGGATATATTTCATGCCTACGAACAGGGAGCACAGCGTGTATGTGCTGTGGCTCCTTGTGGCGCAGGAAAGACCGTGACCGTGGGATGGATGATTGCCAAGGCTCATCTGCAGGGGATACGGACATTGTTTATCGTCCATCGCAAGGAATTGTTGGATCAGGCTGATCGTACGTTTACTGCTATGGGGATTCGTCATGGCGTCATTGCAGCGGGTATTCCCATGGATAACTGTCAACTGGTCCAGATTGGCAGTACGCAGACGGTAGCGAAAAGATTAGAACAAATGAGTGAGATACAATTTATTGTTATTGACGAGGCTCATCATGCTACTGCTCATACATGGCGTAAAATCATGTCTTGGTATCCACATGCTACTGTTCTCGGAGTTACAGCGACGCCGGCGCGTCTAGGTGGATCTGGACTGGGGGATGTCTTCAATGCGTTAATCATGGGGCCGACAGTACAGCAGCTGATACAGTGGGGCAATTTGGCGCCGTATCGTTATTTTGCTCCTCCGAGTAAGGCCGATATAGGTTCTGTTCATAGTCGGATGGGAGATTACGTAAAGTCGGAACTAGAAGAAGCCGTCAACGATGCCGACATTATCGGTGATATCGTACAAAACTACCGGAAACTTGCAAACGGCAAGCAGGCCTGTTGCTACTGCGTTACGCGCAAACACAGCGAGCATGTGGCAGCACTGTTTCGGGAAGCAGGGATCCCGGCGCAGCACGTCGATGGCGAGACAGACGCATCCCTGCGGGCGGCTATCATTGAGCGGTTCCGCCGGCGTGATATCAAAGTCCTTTGCAATGTCGATTTATTCGGCGAAGGCTTTGACGTACCAGGTATGGAAGCGGTGATTTTAGCCCGGCCGACGCAGTCCCTGACCCTATATATTCAGCAGTCCATGCGGGCCATGCGCCCAAATCCGGAGAATCCTCATAAGGTGGCTGTTATCATCGATCACGCTGGTAATTGTTTCCGCCATGGCCTGCCTGATGACGATCGGGAGTGGACGCTGGACGTAAAGCCAAAGCGTAAGCGCCATATGACTACGGTTCCCATTACAATGTGTGAGAAATGTTATCAGGTCTATGAATCGCACTTACGGACGTGTCCGTACTGCGGCTATGCGAAGCCTGCGGTGGCACGGGAGCTAAAACAGGCAGATGGTGAATTACAGGAAATCGCTCGTATCAAGCGGGAGCAGCGCATGGAAGTGGGTAGGGCAAAAACAAAGAAAGACTTAGAATCGATTGCCATCGCGCGGGGCTATAAATTAGGCTGGGTGTCTAAAATGGCCAGTGTGAAAGGCATTACAAGATAGGAGGACGCGATAATGAAAGAACATGATTTACAAAATAAAATCCGGTTGGAAGTGTCAAAAAATCAGTTGGGAACCTTATTCCGAGCTAATGTAGGCCGTGGCTGGACTGGGGATGTGCAGCAGATGAATTTGACGTCGCGTACTAATCAGCTTGTGATTTCTAACCCGCGGCCGTTTAATACAGGCCTGCCGGTAGGGTTCCCCGATTTGTTCGGCTTTGTGCCAGTAACCATTACGCCGGATATGGTCGGCCGACAGGTTGCTGTATTTGCGGCTGTAGAAGTGAAACAAAAGACAGGTCGTATCAGCGTTAAGCAGTGGGATATGATAGAGTTTCTCCAGCAGCATGGAGCGAGGGCCGGTATCGCTTGCAGCATAGACGACGCGGCCCGTATTTTATCCGGGGAGGGAGTGGCAAATGCTAAATACACAGCAACAGGACGCATTAAATAAAGCGAAAAAATGGTATAAAGCTGGAAACAAGCAGATATTTAAACTAGCCGGGTACGCCGGGACGGGGAAGACCTTTACGGCGCGGGCCATTGCTGAAGCACTGGCTGGCTCAAAGACAGCATTTTGCGCTTTTACCGGCAAAGCTGCCCTGGTTATGCGGCAGCACGGCATGTGTGCTCAAACGATTCACTCTTTGATTTATCACGTCGACACGGTTACCGTGCAGACGCCGGGCGGCCCGCGGAAACGGATTGTATCAACCTTGAAGGAACGGCTGGACCCGAAGCCGGAGCTGATTATCGTCGACGAAGCATCCATGGTCGGGAAAAAGCTGCTGGCAGATCTACGGTCATTTGGTATCCCAATCCTTACGATTGGCGACCCGTTCCAGCTGCCGCCGGTCTGCGATGAGGAATCGGAGCTGTTGCAACATCCTGATGTCATATTGGACGAAATTGTCCGCCAGGACGCCAGTAGCGCTATTCCTCGCTTAGCCGATAAGATACGAAAAGGTCTTCCGCTACTGCTGGACGAGTCGGTTTCGGGGGTTATTTATCAGCTACCGGAATCGGCCATGGATGTGGATCTGCCACAGATACTGCCCTGGAGCGGGCAGATTATCGCCGGCAGGAATGCGACCATCCAGTCGCTCAACGCCAAGGCACGCCTGATTCAGGGATACACCAATACGGAACTTCCCGAAGAAGGGGAAAAACTAATTTGCAAGCGCAACGACTGGAGTTGTTTCCTGGAAGGCGGGGCCGACCGTTATCCTTTAGTGAACGGCATGATTGGTCATTGTCTTCGTGTTCATGATAGGGCTCGTTGTATCGAACGGCCCTGGAAGACGAAAAGGCCATGTATGATGCATGAGCATGTGATGGACTTTGTTCCAATAGACGACCCGACGGGTGTATTTCCGGAGCTGGTATTTGAGCCGGCATCCTTATTCTGTGACGCTGATCGGCGCCGCTGGATGCGCAAGATGATTTTCCAGTTTGCCTATTGTATTACCTGCCATGCCGCCCAGGGTAGCGAATGGGATCGTGTTGTCGTCTTTGACGACAGCTGGCCGTCAGACAGCGATCCACTGTTTCAGTCGCGCTGGCAGTATACGGCGGTGACACGGGCGAAACAACAATTAGTCTGGATGCGATAATAATGGATACGACATTTTTAGACAATCTCTATAACGGGACAACAGGCTACGTATACCTCTGGACGCCGCAGAAAAAACTGTCCTATTCGTTTGCTGTGTCGAAGACGGCGGCCATGCTGGATAAGGCGGCGTCGCTAACAGCGCAGCAGATGGATGTGTTTTATTCCTTGGGGGTGACACGTAAGCCATTGAAGTCCATTCGATATCGAGCAAAACAGGAAGACATTTACCAGCTCGCTACATTCTGGGCTGATATTGATATCGCGGATGCTGCATCCCATGCCAAAGAAAACCTGCCGCCGGATATACCATCGGCGCTGTCGCTCATACCGGACAATCTGCCGCCGTCTGTCGTTGTCAGCTCCGGCCACGGGTTGCATGTATATTGGCTGATGGACCGACCGGTGACGATTACCGACGACAATCGGCAAGAAGTTATGGATACGGCCCGGAAGGTGCAGCAGCTTATTCGCAATGCCGCCAGTCGGCGTGGCTGGCATATTGACCCCGTCGCCGATTTGTCCCGCATTCTGCGCGTGCCAGGTACGTGGAACTATAAAAGCGAGCCCGTATTATGTGAAGTTATCGATGCCTCGTATGACCTGCGGTATGACTACGATTTGTTGTCGAATTTGACCGTAGAGGTCTCGCAACCTACAGAAAAGCGCGGCACGTCCTTCGAACGGCGTAAGACCGACGGCGATGCCAAGTATATGCTGGCGAACTGCCGGTTTTTGCAGCACTGCCAAATTGATGCGGCGGATATTTCTTACGATGAATGGCTGGCGATGCTAACCAACGTGGCCAGGGCATCGGACGGCGTCGTGGCTTGCCATGACTTGTCGCGCATCGATACCAAACGGTACGATGAACAGCAGGTACAGAAAAAAATAGACGAAGTCTTGACCCACATGGCGCCAGCGACGTGCGAATATATCCAGAAGACACTACATTTTAACGACTGCGACGCTTGCCAGGTGAAGTGCCCGTCGTCGTGGTCGCTGGCGGGCGTCCCCAAGGCACGGGCCATAGTGCGGGATATTACTATCCCTACGGCCGACGCCGTGTTTACGCCGGAAGTCATGGGCAGCTTGGCCCTCTTGCAGGATAAGGACAGCATGGAATTTGCTAAATTTAAAGACCGATGCCGGGGCCATATCAATTTAAACGACCTGTCCAAAGCTCTGGCGCAGCAGCGGCAACAGCAGATGCATGTCGTGCCGAAAAATCACGCTGAAGCTGGAGACGATGCACGGGAGATTACGACGCAACGTATCCTGGAAGATTGTCCTATAGACCTGATGGTCCCGCCGGGGTTTGCCTTTTCTGCTGGCGGTGTGGAGCAGGTACAGAATACGGAAAATAATGGCGAGAAAAGGAACTTAGCCAGCGGTTCCCCTATTGTCCTGACATCACGTATCTTTAACATGGATACGGATCAGGAAAAAGTGGAGTTGTGTTTTAAATATTACAATCAATGGCGTCGTGTAGTACAGGCCCGAAGCATTGTCTTTAACAGTCGCAGCATCATCAGCCTGGCCGATTATGGCATCGATATTACATCAGAATCCAGTAAATACCTGGTGAAATATCTACAGGCTCTCGGTAATGTCAATGTATTGCGCATCCCCTTGCAATACAGTGTGTCGAGGCTGGGGTGGCGAAACCATGAACAGGAATTTGTATTGCCACAGCGCACTTCCTATCGTATCGAGCTGGATGACGACGGCGATATCTCATCTGCTTTCGTGGAATCAGGATCTATAGAAGGCTGGAAGCAGCTGGCTAACGAGGTACGCCAATATCCCTATGCACGTTTAGTGCTGTCTGCTGGATTTGCAGCACCACTTTTGCGGATTTCCCCGCATCGTCGTAATTTCATGCTGTACTTCTGGGGGACGTCCGGAGGCGGCAAGACGGCGGCTATTAAGTTCGCACTGTCGCCGTGGGGCGTACCCGACCAGCTCATGGCATCGTTCCTGACAACGAAAAATGGGCTAGAACGAAAGCTGCAGTTGTCGTCAGATTTTCCCGTGGGAATCAACGAACGGCAGGTAGCTGGAGGCGGTAAGGACAAGCAGGAACAGCTGGAATACATTGCTTACATGCTTGAAGGAGGTAAAGGCAAGGGCAGGGCCAGTAAGACCGGCCTGCAACGTACGGCGTCATGGCGCGTTATTGGCATTGCCAACGGGGAAGAGCCGCTGACCAAGGAAAACTCTATCCAGGGCGTAAAGAACAGGGTCATTGAACTCAATACATCTCCGATTCTGCCCGACGGTCTAGCGAGGAGGTGCCATATCAGCGACCAATACGGCATTGTTGGACCACAGTTTATGGACTATGTGTTGCAGGACAAGTCGTCCGTCGGCGTCGTGTATCACGACATATCAACGTATCTGTCACAGAATTTCTGGGGCTATTCCGAAGCACACCTGTCGGCGGTCAGCCTCTTGGCGACGGCAGACTATTTAGTCAGTCGGTGGCTCTTTGGTGAGGCGGCTGATCAGGCCATGCAGGAAGCCTTATCCATGGCCGGAGAAGCAATGAAAGTCCTGCCAACCAAAGACCAGCTGTCCGACGTGGCGCGGGCTTGGGAGTTCGTGGAGAACTGGATAAGCGCCAACGCGGCAAAGTTTATCCATGATAAAGACGACCGGTATGTGCCGCCTCTGTTGGGATTTTGGAAGGATGATACATTATGCATTTATCCAGAAGGCATAACAAAAGCCATGGAAGAAAACGGGTTTAGTCCGGCTAAGTTGCTGAAAGAGTTTGCACTAGCCGGGAAAATTGAAACGGAGGTCGAGTCGGCTTCTGGGAAAGTGAGGTATCGCAAACGTATGAGAGATGTAAATGGACAATTGGTACGAGTTATCAGTATTCCTCAGTTTGACGTGCAAAAAACGTTATTTTAAAAAACTGGTAGCTGTTCCCGCTAAATTTGCGAGTGGACATTTTTTCCCACTAATTTTTGGAGTAGTGGGAACTGGATGAAGCCAGATAACAAGCTGGTTAAGGAGTATATATATAGTCAGTTCCCACTGTTCCCACTACTATTATATTAAACGTAATAATTTACCACCTTACCCTTCAGAATATAGAGGTAAGGGTGGTTTTAAAAATACATACACCCTTTCTGAAATTAGTGGGAACAAGATATTGATGGCCAAAACTCCGCATAAATACTAGGTTTCTGGCATCAAAATTGTTCCCGCTGCCAGCGGGAACAGTAAAAGGAGGGGGAAAAATGATGGAAATACAACGTATCAAATCGGCATTTGATGAAATCCTGTCGGAGTGGCAGCATCCGAGATTCCAAACCTTGCAGCGGGATCCGGATATTGTCAAATTGATAGAGAATATTGTTTTGAGAGTAGAAGGCCTTCGGAATCCTGAACAGTGGCCAGTCCTAGAGTATACGGATGACTTTAGGGAGTATCATCCGGAAGATAGATGGCAATGGGCCTGGTTGTTGTTGGAGGCTGCCATCATCGATGAGAACATGGCTACAATCCTCTGTGTATTAAGAGGTAATGGCAGTGAGTTGGTTAAGGATGATACTTATGGTTATGTCATCCGGCCTATTATTGGCGGTCACGGCTGGGATAGTGTCGAGCAGTACAACCAGACTAAGGCCCCGCTCAATGATTATATAGACCAGTTATTGCCATTATTGCGCCGGCTTCGGGAAGACGAACTCAAGGGCCGTGTCAACCCAAAAAGAGACTTAGAGCAAGGGAGGCTGCGCGATTATGCAACGATATAAGCATTCCAGGAAGCGTCATTATATTATGCGCAAGGCATGGCAACGATCCATTCGGAACGTCAACGTAGGAAGTCGCTGCCGACATGCTAAGTCACAAGAGGCTAAGGGATACCGCTATAGGGGCGGCCGATGAGGTGCTGTTGGCTGTTGAAAAACAGGTCTGTTAGGAGGACGTAAAATGGATGAAAATCAAGAATTAAGAAACGCGGTTAACCTATTGATAGATTACTGCACTAACCGTAGCACATGTGAGGGCTGCTGTATTGAGGATTTTTGTGTAGCGGTCGTGGAGCTTAGTGCATCGTTCTGTGATTGTGACGGTTATCCGGATGACTAGGAGGTGGATAAATGCATAATCTAATGCAGAGGGCCATTGAGAAAAAGATAGAAAATGCCATAAAGCGAAGATATTCTCATGCACGGGTCAAAAAGACGGGCGATGGTGCTGTCGATGACGCAATCTGCCGAACTATCGAATCCTGGGGCTACAAAGTAGCCCAGAATAAGGGATACATCATGGTGCTGCTGTAAGGAGGGCGTTATATGTGACCGCAAAGGAATACCTTAATAGAATTAGAAAGCAACGATTTGTAGTGCAGCAGGCCGAACGGGAATTGATGGAGGTTCAATCTGATATTCTGACATTGCGAGCGGCAAGTTTAGAGGAACGGGTGTCCGGCACTAAGACGTCAGATATAGCTGATAAATATATTCGGTTGGAACGATATTGCGACAGCGTCATTGATGAATTGAACGCGTTAAACGATATGAAAAAAGAGGCGAAAGTTTTAATTAAGATGCTTCCAGAAAGTGACCAGCAGGGGGTGCTATATGCACGGTATATTAATGGTCTCGATTGGAAGAGTATTGCGAAAGAAAAGAACATCGGTCCCCGGGGCGCACAAAAGTTACACGCCCGCGCATTAGCTGCTTTCGAAAGAGTTCATAGAAGTTCGCTTGCAAAGCGTGTATAATGGTACTGAAGAGATGTAGAGATAAGGAACTCGGCTGCAAGTCAGCGGGTTCCTTTTTTTTGTTAGTCAAATAAGGAGCGTTGCGCGATGTGTGAAGTCTATGATTGTGCGTATAACAAGAACGGAACTTGCAGCATCAAACAAGTACCTAGGGGGCTGAAATGCGAAGATTTCTATATCAAGTCAACGGACAACAGAACAGAGCTGAATCACGAACCGGTGAAATCGGGTAGCCGGCACCGCGTATTTAAGTAGCAATAAAAAAGCACCAGCTATATTTCAAGCTGATGCTTTTACACAGCAGTAATTCCCAGTTACTCCTGTGTGTCATCTCGTTCTGGGTAATTCATCTGGCAAGAAAATTAATTCTTGCGGATGTAAATCTTGAAGCACTTTTTACCGTAAGTGCGGGCATAATGTTTTACGCCGTTCTTGTCGGTAAAAGATGCTCGCAAGATATATACTCCGAACTTATCTTTTCCCATATGGTCACCCCCTTCCGTTCAATAATCAGGAAGAATAGAGATGACTTAATTATTTTAACATTAACCAAGCGGTTTAGCAATAAAAAAAGAGCCTGCGGAGACAGACGAGTGTTGCCTTCGTAGACTCTTTTTCCTGTACTTGAAAGCTGGGAACAATCAAGTACAGATTGGCGACCATATGGGTCGATAAGTTCACCTATAATATATCGCGTTTTGGGATATTAGTCAAATTACAAAAGTGAATAAATATTTTCCAATATTACACTAAAGGGAACGTTATGACACTTTATGATATGTTATGACACTTTATGGAACAATAAAGTGATTTCGATATGTATTTTTTTGCATAAAAATAACACCTAAGGATGGTGGTGAGTATGTGAGCAATGAAGTACGTGACAAAGCGTATAAGGATTTTTGTGCAGGAATGAAATATAAGGCCATTGCTGAAAAATACAAGGTATCACTTTCTACAGTAAAGAGTTGGGCGACGAGGCACTGGAAGGTTGCAACCAAAGCGAAAAAGTTGCAACCGCAACCTAAGAAGGTTGCAACCTCGGAAGCCGACAAAAAGTTGAAAGAAAGATTACTGGAATCTGTCGATGATAATGAGGGCTTAACTGAGAAGAGGCGGCTATTCTGCTTGTATTACGCCACATCCCATAATGCACTTCAAGCCTATTTAAAAGCGTACAAGTGTACGAAGGAAACTGCCATGACTAATGGTCCGGCGTTACTCAGAAATACTCAGGTTGCAGCCGAGGTGCAGCGCTTGCGGAATCTCCTGCGAAATGAGCTTGATATCGGGGTGCCGGATTTATTGCAGTACTGCGTGAAAGTTGTATGTGCGGACATCGGTGATTATGTGAATTTTAAATCCGGGGACGTAGTCATAGCTGACAGCGACGGTGTTGATACGACGCTGATCGACGAGGTACGGAAAGGCAAAGAAAGTATCTGTATTAAGTTAGCGGATAAAAAGTGGGCCTGGGATAAGCTGGAAACGTATTTAGGCTGGCAGTCCGACGCCGGTGTATCTGTAGACATGCAAAATTACGTAGATGCTTTGCAGGGTATCGTAGGAGATGTTTGGGATGGTTCAGAAGACTCAGGTTCGTCAGAGGGAAGTATTTAAGTTTTCGCCGTTTTCTCGCAAGCAGCAACAGGTTCTTACGTGGTGGCTTCCGAATAGTCCTTATCAATCCTATGACATGCTTATCGCTGATGGGAGTATTCGTTCCGGCAAGACCATTTCAATGATAGATGGATTCCTGACTTGGTCGCTACATACATTTCAAGGCAAGGCGTTCATTATATCCGGACGCAGTGCCGGAGCATTAAAGCGTAATGTCCTGCGGCCTATGTGGCAGATACTACGGGCTAAGGGAATCGGGTATTACTATAACCGGAGCGAAAACTATGTCGAGATCGGCAGTAACACCTATTATTTGTTCGGGGCCAGCACCGAGGCCTCGCAGGACGTTATTCAGGGGCTGACGGCTGCCGGCGCCTATGCGGATGAAGCGGCACTGTTTCCGCAGTCTTTTATTGAACAGATGATAGGCCGCTGTAGTGTTCCGGGGGCCCGCATTTGGATGAATTGTAATCCGGAGAGTCCGTATCATTTCTTGAAGACCGATTACCTAGACAGAGCGAAAGAGAAACATATCGTGCACTTGCACTTTACCATGGACGACAATCTAAGTTTATCGCCGGCTGTCAAAGAACGGTATGAGCGGTTGTACTCGGGCATGTGGTACCGGCGCATGATACTGGGCGAGTGGGTACTGGCCGAAGGGCTTATCTATGATATGTTCTCCGATGAATTGCTGTTCGATGAAGATGTTTTTACGCAGTCTCATCAGGCTTCCTGCCGCCGATATATCGCATTAGACTATGGGACGACAAATCCCATGGTCTTTTTGGACATCTACGACGACGGTACGACGTTATGGGTTGCTAACGAGTATTATTACGACAGTCGGAAAGAACGTCGGCAAAAAACGGATGAACTGTATGCCGACGATTTTGAGCGATTTGTCGGCGGTAAATATCCGGATATGGTTGTCGTCGACCCATCGGCGGCGAGCTTTAAAGTCGTTCTGCGTGGCAGAGGCTATCGGGTAAAAGATGCCGACAATAACGTGAATGACGGAATTCGATTAGTCGCCATGCTGATGTCTTGTCGTAAACTGCGAGTGCATCGACGGTGTGAGAATACGAGGCGTGAACTGTCAAACTACGTATGGGATGAAAAAGCAGCACAGCGGGGCGAAGAAAAACCATTAAAGATTAATGACCATGCTTGCGACGCTCTGCGTTATTTTTGCAAGACTTTACTGCCTAAATGGAGGATTCAACAACTATGACAAAACGAAGATATAAGAAGTCACGGGCCGAGCCGGTTACGGCAAAAACAAGAGCTGTGAAAACGACCGATGCCTTCCAAAATCCATTGACACGATCAGGCGCCTTTATGCCGAATGTATTGGAGTCGACGAACTATCCCCTGACACGGCTTAGTCGCAATTGGCAGTTGTTGAATTCTTTGTACCGCTCTCATTGGGTCGTACGCCGTATCATTGATGTTGTTCCCAGCGACATGTTGAAAAATGGCTATAAAATTCATAGCCAGATGCCGCCGGACCAATTAAAGAAATTAACTCGTTTGGAGCGTCAGACGCGCTTGAACCTCAAAATTAAGGAAGGTTTGCGATGGGGCCGCTTATATGGCGGTGCGGCTGGTGTGATTCTAATCGATGGCCAGGAAGACGTGCTTGATACACCGTTGGAATATGATACGATTATGCCTGACAGCTTCAAAGGTCTGCTGATTGTAGATCGTTGGAGCGGCATTTCTCCGGATGCCGACCTTGTGACAGATATATCGGATCCGGAGTTTGGGCTCCCCGATTACTACACTATTACGGCAGAAGGTATGGAGCGTGGCATCCGCGTGCATCACAGTCGCATTTGCCGCTTCATGGGCCGTGATTTGCCGTATTTGGAGAAATTGGCCGAAACGTATTGGGGCGCATCTGAAGTAGAACATGTCTACGACGAATTAAAGAAGCGGGACAATGTATCTTGGAATATGGCCGTGCTGACCTTTATGGCTAACCTTCGGGTTATGAAATTGGAAGGCATGGAGCAGATTATAGGACTTGGTAATGAACGGGCGCAGCGGCAATTGTATGATACGATTCAAGCAATGAATGCGATGATGAACAATAGCTCCTTACAGATTATCGGGGAGAAGGATGAGTATGAGTCCCATCAATACACCTTTGCCGGTTTAGGAGAGGTGTACGACCGCTTCATGATGGATGTCGCCGGTGCCGCGGAAATCCCAGTCACTAAATTGTTTGGTCGGTCTCCGGCCGGCATGAATGCGACGGGAGAGTCGGATATGCAAAACTACTACGACACCATCGAAGAACGTCAGGAGAGCGAACTGCGGCCAATCTATGATAAGCTGCTTCCCATCATGATGCTAAGTTGTTTTGGTGCTATACCGGATGACTTTGATTTTGCATTCAACCCGGTTCGCCGGCCCAAAGATGACGAAATGTCGGAATTAGCTTCGAAGAACACGGACAGCGTCACGAAAGCTTTTGACTCCGGGATGATCTCGCAGCGCACTGCCTTGAAAGAGCTTAGGCAGCAATCAGAAATGACAGGTATGTGGTCCAATATCACCGATGAGGATATCGAGAAAGCGGATGCTGAAATATCGCGCCCGGATGAAGCTGTTGACCCACTCCCCTTCGGGGAATCTCCGCTGACGATGGATGCTGATTGGGATGAAAAGAAACATCCTCGAAGATCTGATGGCAAATTTGGTCGCGGAAGCGCGTCGACAAATACTCCTGAAACTGGTACAATAAAGGCGTCTCCTAATGGCAAAAATTCTTTTAAAGTAAGGGGCTTTTCCAGCAGGCATAGACTAATGAATCACTGGAAAAATGGTAGGACGCATCGTGGGGAATATCCAGATTTTACGATGGAGCAGTATGAACAGCGTGCTGTAGAACTTGCCGAGATGCCAGTTGGTGGTGGTATTGAAGGGCATGTTGACAAAAATGGAAACGTGCTACGATATGATGTTGAAAATAATGATTTTGTCAAGGGGAACCCTGATAAGGGAATTATAACAATGTTTAAACCTGCGAATGGAAAAGCCTATTATTTGAAACAACGAAAGGAGGATTTGAAGCATGGCGGAAAAACATAAGTGCCCTGTGTGTGGAAAATACCAATTCGAAGACTGGAATGATATGGATATTTGCGAGGTATGCGACTGGTGTAACGATGGGGTACAGGAATCAGAGCCAGATTACGAAGGCGGAGCCAATCGGATGTCTTTAAATCAAGCTAGGGAAGCGTACCGGAAAGGAATTCAAATTAGATGACCACTCAGCAATGAGTGGTTTTTTGATGCCCATTTTAGGTGGTGGTGTTTTGTGGAGTTGTGGGAACCGAAGCGCCGGATTGAAATGGCCTTTAGGCGTAGTTTGCGGAGTATCGCACAAGAAATCATACGGAGGATAGATATTAACGCTGATACGGATACGGTACAACGAACATTGCTTCTGCTGTCCCGTGCGCCGGAATTTACGAGACTTGCGGAAAGCGCAGCCCTAAAAATGGTAACCGGTCTGTTTGACGATCAGGGCAGAACATGGCGGCAGGCGGCAAAAGCAAATATGAAGAGTCGCATGTTGTATCAAGCTATGCAGCAGGAACTCCAGGGACCGACAGGGCGATTATTGATGGCGCAGGTTCAACGCAATGCCGGCATTATCAAAACGCTGCCGTTGAATATTTCGCTTGATGTGACTGCTTATATTGAGCGAGAATCCGTGAAAGGACGCAGAGCATCAGATATCATGGCCGAAATCGCTGAAAAATTTCCCATCCACACGAAAGCGAGGGCAAAGCTCATCGCACGTACGGAGGTGTCAAAGACACAATCTGCCTTGACGGAGAGCCGAAGTCGCCTGTATGGTGTAAACTGGTATGTTTGGAGAGCCGTAGGCGGTACTGGGGGAGACGGACGCACTCGTAAAAGCCATCGCAGCATGTCGGGTGTGCTGGTGCATTGGGACGACCCTCCAGCACCGGAGATTCTGTTTCCAACTATCGGCAAAAATGGTCGGCGGTATCATAGTACATTAGGGCATTATCATGCCGGGTGCTGTCCGAATTGCCGCTGCTACGCGGAACCAGTTATTATACTGGATTCCTATGCTTGGCCTATGAATATGTATAGTCGCGGGCGTATACGCAGAATATCGAGAAAAGATTTTAAGAAAATATGGTAGGAACGGGGTATGCAATTATTTAAGAATATCCTCGATTGGCTCAGCGGCAGGCTGGGCTTTTTTCATGCCTGAAAGGAGGTGATTGTGTTTGAAAGCTTTTTATGGCAATAGGATTTCGGAGCACATGACAAAGACTCCGGAAGGATTCCTGATCTGCCATTCCGTCCCCATTGCCCGAGTCGGCGCACAGGAGTATCTGCCGCGTGAATTAGGTCTGTCCGGCAGTGAGCCCATAACGGTGTTAAGAGCGGAGGAAGATGTGTTTTCTCCTGGAACGATTGCAAGTTTTGAGGGCAAACCCGTAACAGATGACCATCCGCCGATATTCCTGGACCCGACAAATTACAGCAGCTATATGCGAGGCGTCGTGCAGAACGTACGGCGAGGATCCGGCGAACTATCTGATTATATCGTGGCGGATATGATTATTCATGATGCTAGGGTTATTGCAGAGATTGAAGGCGGCAAGCGGGAAATCTCTTGCGGATACGATTGTACCTATGTGGATAATGGCGACGGGACGTATAGACAGGTCGATATGATAGGGAATCATGTGGCAATTGTTGATACGGGTCGTGCAGGGCCATCTGTAGCGATTCAGGATTCAAAACCGAAAGGAGTAAAAAGAATGAACCGAAAAGAAAATATTTGGAAGCGAATGTTTGCGTCCTTTGTTAAAGATGCAGAGCCGGATGAAATTCAGGAGGCAGCACAGGCGGTAAATGATGTAGAGTGCGAAGGCGGATCGGCGCCTAAGACACAAGTCCACGATGAGGGCCCTACGTTAGAATCATTAGCGGCCGCAATCACCGCACTTTCGGCCAAAGTGGATGCCTTGGTGTCGGCCGAACAGAAAGAGCCGGAACACAAGGATGATGAAATTGGCGCGTTGGACGAGCTGGAGAAAGAATTAGTTGCCCAAGCTAATGTAGAAGATGAGGATGAATCGTCTGTTACGATTTCTCCGGAATCTATTGCGCGCGATGCGGAGTTGGAGGATAAGCCCGAAGAGGCGTTGCCGACGACAGATACTGCTGTGACGTTGGCCGCAATTCGCGCTATCAAACCAGTTGTAGCCGCGCTGCCATGTGCTGAGCGCAAACGAGCCGTCGACGCCTTAAATAAGGCTGTACGCGACGCTATTAACGCAAAGTCGGCAAAGCAGAGTGCGTCTTATGCCCAACTTACTAAACGTAAAGTGAGCGACGCAAGGATGATTGAAAAAGGGCAGTTTGGCGAAAACTGCCGCAAACGAAATCCGCATTATTCGCAGCATAAAGGAGGTAACTAATTATGCCGGGAAGTGTTATTGGAATTACAATGAACTATGGTTACCCTGGTCAGGTAGCTCGTCATGGTGATGAAATTTCTCGTACGCGACCAGTAAAGAAAGATACGCCTAATGTGTATTTTGGGGCACCTGTGATTCAAAACAGCGATGGAACGATTCAGCTCTTTGGCGCGTCGGATACAGCGGATAAGTTTGCGGGTGTGGCCATGCGGAAGGTAAAGGCAGCGCAGATTTATCCCTATCAGAATCGCGGTTACTATGCGCCGGAAGAACCTTGCGACATCTTATTGCGCGGAGGAATTTCGGCAGTATGCGCCTGGGGAACTCCCGCGCCCGGCGGTGACGTATATGTACGTACAAAAGTAGCTGCGGGAACAAGTCCTGAAGGCGCTGCTGTTGGAGATTTCGGTGCGGAAGATGAGGCTGGAAACTGTGTGAAACTTACAAATGCCAAATGGTCTGGCGACAAAGACGCACACGATGTTGCCGAACTTACGATTTTGACGCGTCAGGGTGTATAAGGAGGTTTCGACATGTCTATGAAACAATATCACTTGCCCATCGCTCCCAGTAGAGGCGCAATGGATGCTATGACATTTGACGCCGGCGCGGTGTCGTCCGGTCTTGCATTTCTAGTTAGCGAGCTGGAAAAATTGGATCCGTTATTGCGCGAACCACTTTCCAGTACGACCTATCCTCGCGATATTAATATCGAAAGCGGCGGTGGTTGGGTAGAAGCTACATCCGCCTTTAACGTTGATTATGGCGTATCCGGAGGACAGTCTGACGGCATCGGCGGTGTTCAGAACAACATTCGCCGCATCCAGGCAGATTTCAGCAAAGATTTGTACAAGGTAACGCCTTATGAAGTTGCCATGTCGGTCAAGATTCAGGATCAGCTGCGCGGTGCTGTAACCGGCCGCAGTATTGAGCAAGTCTACGATGACGGCATTCGTCTGGACTTTGATAAGTTTATGGACCTTAATACGTATTTGGGACAGTCCCGATACGGTACAACCGGATTGGTCAATGATGCGAATATTACAGCGGTATCTGTTACTAAAGGAGCATCGGCCAAAACTACATGGAAGGATAAGACACCTGAAGAAATCCTGCAGGATGTTAACAGCGCTATTTTGGATGCTTGGGCGGCAGCACAGTATGATAATAGTGCGATTCCGAATCACATCCTTATCGATCCGGCAAACTTTGCGTATTTGAACATGACCCCCCTGACGGTAGCTGGCGTACAGGGCGGTATTTCCGTTATGAAATATCTCATGGAAAACAATATTGCGACGCAGAAGGGCGTGGACTTGTTTATTGGTGAGTGCCGATTCTGCGAAGGTGCCGGCACGGGCGGTACCAACCGTCTTGTTGCCTACCGTAATGAAAAACGATTTGTCGGGATGGATGTGCCAGTTCCTATGTCTCGCGTTATGACGCAGCCCAATATCGATACGGCGTCGTATGACAGTCTGTACATGGCTAATGTCGGGCAGGTCAAAATCCATTATTATGAGCCGTTCATCTATCGTGATGGAATCTAAGGAGGCTGCACATGAGTGTAAAAGTTATTTCTAAGAAAAAGCTTGGATTGAGGGCGGATAACAAACTTATTCTTGTGGAGCCGTTAGTGTATACGGAACTGCCTGATGAAGTTCGGGCAGATCCGATGTTCGATTGGGCTATATTGGACGGATCCCTGCAGATCGTAGGTGAAGAACAACCTCGGAAAGAGGATGCTTCGGAAATGGTTGAGCCCGATACACCGCCTGCTATAGGCAAAGAAGCTCCTCCGAAAAAGGAATCGGCTAAAAAAACAGGCAAAGCTGTTTCCAGCGGTACTGAATCATGACAGCCGATATGAGCGTGTTTGGAGTTATTGCCCGTGCCAGCAACATCCGGCACGGCGATAATCCGACCTATACTATTGACACCTTTTTCGACAGCTACCCTCAATTTGCCAAAGTAGATGACAACGGGCAGCCAATTATCCCTCAAGTTGTTGCTGAGGGATGGGTACAACTTGCCCATGCGTCTCTATCGTATCGACGATATTACGATTGTTGGGAGATGGCGATGGGGATGTTTATTGCACACTGGTTGACGTTGTATCTGCAAAGCTCGGCGTCTCCGGATGCACCTGTATCGAAAATCATTAGTGACGGACTGGCTAAAGGGATTCAGACCTCGAAGAGTGCGGGTGATTTATCCGTAAGTTACGACTTCAGCGTCGTCGCGAATGACTTTGACGGTTGGGGCACCTATAAGAATACGATGTATGGCCAGCAGCTTATCACTTTGGCCAAGCAGGTATCGATAGGAGGCATGTGTGTGTGGTAATGGGGACAGTATCGGTAAAACAAAACAGCCGATGTAAAGGGCTTAAAGAAGCTCTGGAGCGATTAAGCCGTAAAGAGGTGTATGTCGGGATTCCGGCAGAAGAGTCCTCGCGTCCAGGTGATGATGGTATTAACAATGCGGAGCTATTGTATATCCACACGCACGGTGTTAGGCGCAGAGAGATGATTGATGACATGGACACGCTTATGGAAAAAGGGCTGAAGTATAGCCAAGCACATAAGCTGTACATACGCGAACACGGCAGCCCTATGATGAGTGTTCCGCCTCGCCCGGTGCTGCAACCGGCCATTGAGAGTAAAAAGAGAGAGATTGGAGCGTTGTTGGCAGAGGCAGGAAGAGCTGCGCTGCTAAAAGATGTGGCTGCGTACGAAGCGAATTTGAATAAAGCTGGAATGGTTGCAGCTGATGCCGCGCACAGTTGGTTTGAGAACCCTGAAAATGGTTGGCCTCCAAACTCTCCTAGGACGATTAGTCGAAAAAAATCAAGCCAGCCATTAATTGATACAGGTGAAATGCGCAAGGCAATTACGTATGTGGTGAGGGACAGAAATGATTAATTTGCAGGAACTGATTCATGACTCAGATTTTTGTGATACCTTCGAGATCATCCGCTATGCTGGAAGCACATGGAGTCGAGGTGTTCAGACCGTTGAAACTACCCACATCGCTGTTGAGGGAATTGTGTCTCCTGCAACATCGAAAGACCTTGAACTATTACCGGAAGGGGATAGAAGAAACGGGCTAAAAACGTTCTATTCCGATACGCCATTTCGCCTAACAGATACAGATGGAATGTCTGACACCTGTATCTATCGAGGGCAGGCGTATAAGCTGCTGCAGGTATTCGACTATCAGAATAATGGTTACTATAAGGCAATTGGTGCCTTGGTAGGTGATAGCGATGATGTATGAGGATCTTAGAAATCTGCTATGGGATGCGGTGGCGTCTATGGCTAGGGAATATATTAAAATGCCTGCGGATCGATGGGTTCGCTGGAAATACCCGACTAATGGGAATCCTGATTGGAAAATTACGGATACCGTTATTTTCCTCAATCTGTCTGAACATGATGATCCGTACTCCCAGCAAAATGACAGCCGGTACGAGACGGAGAATGGAACGGTGGTCAGAAAACGGGGAAGAACGAGAGTATGGGAACTTTTCATTACAGCATATGGGCCGAATGCCTACGAGGCGGTGACTTCGATTAAAGATGGTGTCTTTACGGAACCCATTCATCATATGCTGGGGAGAAACGACATCTATTTGATTCCGGATATGCCGATATGCCGCCAGGTTCCAGAGTTGTTTGCCGGGAGATGGTGGACTCGGTATGATTTGGCACTGCATTTTAACGAATGGTACGAAGTTCCAGACGAAGATGTAGGGCATATTGATTCGCTTGTAATTAACGAAAACATTCATTAGGAGGAGTTTAATATGGCAACATTTACACTGCCGCTTGATCCGATTGCGAATATCATGGTCAATTTATCGGCGCGTTCCGCGGTCAGAAAAGCTTTTAATTTAGCATTGCTTATGGGAGATGTTCCGGATGATGTTGAGTTCGGCTCGGTACGGATTAAAACCTATGCGAATACAACGGAGATGCTGCAGGACGGATTTACTACGGATGATCGTCTGTACAAAGCTGCCGAGCTTGTTTTCGGTCAAGATAAGAAACCTCCGTTAGTAGCTGTCGGTAAAGCGTTGAAGACTTCAGGTACACTTGAGCAACCGGTAGCTACGTTACAGGCCTGCCGCGAAGAAGATGGCGAGTGGTATCTGGGTATCTATTGCGGCGACTTGACAGAAGAGCAGCTTATTGCCTGCGCTCAGTATGTCGAATCTGTTCGTCCAGACACCTTGTTTGCCTATACGACGAGTGACGCAAAGACCTATGGCATCGAAGATGGCGGGATTTTTGCAAAGCTCAAAAATTTGGGGTATCGCCGATCGATTGGGCAGTTTAGTTCTAAGCATGCGGACGCCTTATGCGCTGCTATGGGGTGGTCGATGGGGGCCATGACCGGCACATTAAAAAGTGCATTTACGCTGGCGTATAAGCGGGAAGTCGGTGTTGAAACGGAAAATGCGGACAGCCTGTTTTCCACGGCAAAAGTTAATGCGATTAAGAAAAATAACGGAAACATCTATATTAATCGCGGGTCATATTATAACGTGTTTGAAGATGGAACTATGGCCGACGGAACTTGGTTCGATGAAATGATTTTCTTAGATAAGTATAAAAATGATATGCAACTGGCTATCATGGATGTACTGTATCAGAACAACAAAGTTGCTCAGACAGAAAGTGGAATGACCCGTTTGAAAGATGCTTTGAAGGTTGTCTGTGAAGACATGAATAATGTGGGCTTTATTTCGGCTGGTGTGTGGAAGTCAGACGATATCTTAGGATTGTCTTATGGAGATACATTACCAAAAGGATATATGATACAGTCACAGCCCATTGACGAACAATCTCAAGCCGACCGCGATGCTCGTAAGGCACCGCCTATTTATGTGTCTTTGAAGCTTGCAGGGGCTATTCATCACGTCACTGTACAATGTGATGTTAATCGATAGGAGGGGAATCATATGGCACACAGTACCTATAGCTTTACCGATATTACAGCGACAATCTCGCACCCTTCTTACGGTTCCTACTCGTTACAGGGCGAAGGGATTGGCGACATGACTATTTCTAAGATTACGGATCGAACGGCCCATGATGTAGCGGCAGACGGCCATATCATGGTGTCGAAGATTGCTGGTAATAACGGCAGCGTATCTATTAACGCCCAGCAGACATCGGGGCTGCATAATTGGCTGCAGGGGTTATTCAACTATTTAGTATCGGCTCCTACCGATGAGTGGGCCCAAATCAGTATGACGGTTGTCGCCCCAAAGATGAGTAAAACTTATTATGGGACAGGCGGCGCGATTGTAAAAGAGCCGGATGAACCGATGCAGGCGCAAGGGCAGCGGGTACCCTGGCAAATCTTATTTGCAGACCTGCAGCGATTACCGGTATAGGAGGATATAGTCGTGAAAAGAGAAAACGAAAAAATAGTCGAATTATTTGGTCGTACGTTCAAAATTACAAAGTTTGATGCTTTTACAGGGAGCTATATTTTATTCCAGTTAATGGAAAAAATTCTTCCAATGGGTTTGGAAGATAAAATCCCCGGTGAAGGCGAAACTACCTTATCCGAAATGATGCCGGCATCGCGGACGCTTATGACCAAGGCTGAATTCGAGAAATTACAGAGAGACTGTTTATTAGTCGTATCTGAAGTTCTGCCGGCAGGGGCCCGACCGTGCTTTAACGAAAACGGAACTTGGGGATTGAATGATATCGAGAATAATACGCCGCTGGTTCTTCTGCTCACCATCCACTCATTGGTGTTTAATATCGGCGATTTTTTCGTCGCAGGCGGCTTGTCGGAATTGAAAAAGAGCCTGTCCGGTTTATCCCTTGCCAACTTCAAAATGTAAATGGGTGGGTGTATGCGCCTGTGCTGGAAGGCATGTGGAAACAGCATGAATTGTGGGACGGCACCTACACCTTCAATGACTTGTTGGATGCCCAGGAGATAATACTTGTCCGGCAAGAAAATCAACGACGAGCAGACGCTTGGCAGCAGACACAGGAGGAATTGCCATGTTAGAAAACATTATACAAGAATACCTGGTAGGGTTGGGCGTTAAAATCGATCGTTCGGGGTTTAATGAGTTACAGAGCACTATTGGATCTGCAACTAAAACTATTGAATCGGCTACGAGAAGTTGGCGCAAAGACTTTGTGGAAGCGGCAGGAATTGTAGTGACCGCATTAGCGGGAATCACGACAGCCGTTGCCGGAACTATAAAAGCTACAGCAAACCAGGATCTGGCAATGGAGAAGCTGGCACGCAACATGATGGTCAGTAAAGAAGCCGCTTGGGAAATGAAAAAAGCTACGGATGCCTTGGGTGAGTCTATCAATGATATTGCTATTACTCCGGAGCTCATGGAGCGGTACACACGTCTGGTAGCTGATGGCCGCAAAATGAAAGTAGGCGGTGATTTTGAGCAGACTATGCGGGGCTTCCGAGACCTCATGTTTGAATTTACCCGCCTAAAGCAAGAAGTGTCATATGCCATGACCTGGGTCGGATATTATCTACTGAAGTATCTAAACAGGCCGCTGGCAGAAGCGCAGGCGCGTTTTCGTTCCTTTAATGATATGTTTATCCGTAACATGAGTGGATGGACGGAAAAAGCCGCGAGAGCCATTGTGTATATCATCAATGTAGGGGCCCATTTTCTTGAGTTTATTAAAAACGCTGCGAGCGGCATCTATAATCTGTGGGATGCTTTCCCGAAGGGGGTAAAGAAAGCCACGGCCGCGCTTGCCGGTTTTTTTGCTCTTATCAGAATGTCTCCTTTGGGGCGTTTGATTACATTGGTCAGTACACTCCTGCTGCTGATTGATGATTACTTTGGCTATTTTGAAGGAAAAGACGCACTATTTGGGAAGTATTGGGAAAAGGTAAATCTGTTTATTCAAAAGGCCAAAGATGGGATTGTCGAATTTTCGCGCATATTAGGCCCGGTACTGGAACAGGTCCTTGGTTACGCTAAAGTCGCCGCAGACAATATAGAATCCTTTGGCGCGGGTCTGTATCAGGTTTTTGATACTATTCGTAATTCAGAAGCTTTCAGTAAGCTATGCGACACTGTTGAGCGATTAGGGAAGGCTCTTTATTACCTTGGCAGCGGAATTGTCGACCTTGTTACAGGAGCTGTTGAAAACTTAAAAGAAGCATTTAGACGAAATGATGTTGGTGAGAAATTTGTTGATTTAATTCGGCATCTATATGAGTTTTTTTTAGGTCTGTTTGACGCGGTATCCCGATGCATAGATGCCGTTGCCGGTCTGTTTTCTACCTGGTCTCGGTCGGAGGTCGCACGAGATTTTGCGGATGCCGTGGCAGAAATCGTCGGAGTCTTTTTAGAACTAATCGATGCGGTGGCAGAACTGGTCAAAACGGTATTTGTGGAATTTTTCCATGATATGAATGAAACTGATATCGTTTTTAGTTTCGGCGAAGCACTGAAGTTTGTTTTGCGTATCTTGACTGCTTTGATTCGCGTATTTTCTTTCGTCATTAAAAAGTTAACCAGCTTTTTGAAATTGATGACACGCAGCGAGGTCTTCCAAAATTTTTGGAGGAATCTTGGACGTACGGTTAAGGAGTTTGGCAAGATTTTTGACACAATTATAGGTAAGGCGCTCGATAAACTCGGTAAATTCGGCAGAGCCCTGAAATGCTTGATTAATGGTGATTTTAAAGGAGCTGTTGCGGCTATTTCAGGCGATGCCGGCGGCACAAGTGGAAACGGTGTCACTAGTGGTCTTACTGCTGCAGAACGCGCTTATGAGGGCGATGTGCAGAAATATTCCGCTGAAAACAGTCTCGATCCAAACCTTGTCCGGGCTATCATAAAAACAGAGTCCTCTTTTAATAACAGTGTAGTGTCAGACGCGGGTGCTGTCGGGCTGATGCAGTTAACACCAGAGGCAGTTGCGCAGGTAGGCGGGGGTAACCCTTATGACCCTTCGGATAATATCCGTATGGGAACTGCTTATCTAAAATGGCTGGATGAAACGTACGCGCACGGGGACAAAGAGAAATTAATTAAGATGTATAATGCGGGTCCTGGCGGATGGGATAAAGGCTATAGAGAAACTGAAGAGTATTATAAATCCGTAATGGACAGTTTTCAAAAATATGCTTCCCGAACAACTTACAAGGATGGCGACGTAGTCGGTGGTCAAGGGTCGGTATTTCGAGACGATTCAGGGCACATTGTCAAATGGAGCAGCAACGAAGGAATGCATACTCCTTGGGATCATAATGATGTGACCGATACTTCCCATTTCCAACCACGAACAGTGGAGGCTCTCAATGCACTTCTGGCAGAAGCGTATAACCATGGGTATCATTATGTCTTAACCGGGGGCTCTGAAGGTAACGGCTATCATGCGGGTGGTGCCTATTCACATGAAAATGGCTATAAATTTGACATCAGTGATGATTTGTCCGCCGAGGAAGTACGAGCTCTAAAAGCTATTGTAAAACAATTTGGAGGAACAATATCACATGAGAGTGATAAGAATCATTACGACATTACTATCAAACCACTAGAGGGTGACGATTACGGGGCCGGTTATGGGAATAGCTTGATTGGTAACGGAGCGTCTATCGGCAGAATACGGACCAACCTCCGAAGAGCACGGCACGGAATGCGAAATCTTGTTAGCCAGGCTGACCCCATATTGGTAGAAGGTGCTATGGCTGGGCAATCTACTGGGCGTCAGTACGGGGCGGCTAATACAGTAAACACGACCTATCAAATACAGGTTGGCGATGTCAATGTGGCAAGTACAAATGCAGACCCTCGTCAGATTGGGCAGGCCGTAGCAGACAAGACGTTGGAATCCTTGAATCGTCGGGGGCGATATATTCTACAGAATCGCACGCTGACCGGAGGTCAAAATCTTGTATAGGAGGGAATCTGATGGGCGTTATTGGAAAAGGGCTGTCCGTAGACGGCGTATCATATTTTCGTGATATTGTTCGAGGGGATGAGCCTTTTGAGATTAATGAATTCGGTCGTCAGATTGCAAGACTTACTGGAAACTACAGGCTCTTGGATTTTACGACTGGGATTGGTGGGTTGGAGTCTTTCTTATTCAGAACTCCTAAATGGCCCATCGGCGGCGTCTACTTTGATGGTATTATGCAGACAGAACACACACGGCGGGTAAAACCAACTCAATACCCGGTGCAGACAGGTGTCCAAATGACAGATCACGCCATTGTCGAGCCTGCGGAGCTAAGCATCGACGTTATGATGACCGATACGGAAACAAATACATATGTGTCTATGGACCCTTTGCTTAATGCAATCTATAAAGGGGCGCAGATGCTTTCTATGTATAAAAACTTTACAACTTTATGTACTCCTTCTCCTGCGGTTTTAGGAGAGGGGCGCGCAGCGCAAACCTGGAAGACTCTAGAAGCGATGCTCATATCTCGTGTACCATTGCAAGTCGATACGAGATTGGAACAGTACGAGAATATGATCATCACTGAAATTTCGGCGCCGGATGATGTAAAAACGCTCAATGCATTCCGATGTACAGTACGTTTGCAGGAAATATTTTTTGCCGAAACGGCTGAAACTCAGGTCAGCGCTCGTGCGGCAGCGACAAAAGCATCTACGAGCAATGGGCAGATGCCGGTTACTACCGGTAATGGTGTAAGTCAGACGGCAGCTAAAGCAAGCGCTGTGAAACTAGGAATCGGGTGATAGTATGTTTTCTGCAATTCCTATTCGGGGGATTCCGAACTATTCATTTGCTTGTGTCATACCTGTTGATGGTGCGAACGTTACGTTACTGTTTCGGACAACGTTCAATGAACTGGCAAAATACTGGTTGATTGATATTAGTACTAATGAGGGCGTGATGCTCGTGAGCGGGTTGCCGGTTATACCCGCTCAAAATATTTTAGAGCAGTTTTCATACATGAATATTGGCAGCTCGTATATACTGCCAAAGTCGGTAGTACTGGAGCAATGGCCGTCAGCGAATACCTTGGAGTCGGATTGGTATCTGATATGGAGTGATACACATGGCAGATAATTCACAACAAGTCACAGTTACCGTCTCTTCTTCTTCTGGGGAAAATACGGCAAAAGTTGATGCCAATTCGCGGCGAGGTAGGTTATATGGGCGAAAATGGAAGGTCCTTATTTATAAGCCTGCCTATAAGACAGACGCACAGGGAAATACAGTTCGAGATACCGAACATGATATCGCCGTTGATGTTACGCCTTTTCGCTGTGTATTTCGTGTCGAACAGAAGCTTGAATCGGCCCATACGATTTTATGTACTTTAGTGGTATATAACTTAAATGCTATAACGGAAGGTGAGTTTTTAACAGAAGGTTTTCAGATCCGCATTGAAGGCGGGTATATGGAAGGGCAGTACGGAGAAATTTTCACCGGGGATATCGTACAGATATATCGTAATCGGGAAAATGGAGTTGATTACCGGTTGGAAATTGTTGCCTTGCGTAGCAGCTCTGTGTTTGATGTCAATCACATTAGATCATCCGTTGCGGCGGGCAGCAGCCCGCGTGACCGCATCTGGGTATTGGCGAATGATGCACAGAAAACGATGGGGGTGGGAGAAGTTAGTAAGGCCCTTGAAGAAGGATCACTACCTCGTGGTAAAGTTTTCTTTGGAACTCCTGCCAAATACTTGCGAGAACTGTGTGTAGGAAATGGAGCCCACTTTTGGACCGATGAAAGTGGAATGCTAACCGTTAAGAAAATCGATGATGAAATTCCCGAGGACCGCTGTCTAGTCTTAACTCCTGTCACCGGACTGGTAGGAACACCGGTGTATAGCGATACGGGGATTCATATTCAAACATTGCTGGATCCGCGATTAAAAATAGGCGTGCTGGTGAAAATAGACAACGATATCATTCAGCGGCAGTCGGTTAAATTAGATGCGGAGATGGGCGGCCACAACAATCAATTGCCACAACAATATCAATTTGACCGGGACGGAGAATACCAAATTGCCTCTGTGGTACATCAAGGAGATATCTGGGGTAATACATGGACAACTGATGTTGTGGGCTTGGGAAGAAATGGCCGCCAGGGCTTGCTTACTGCGACAAAAACGCCAGGACAATCTATTCGCTAGGAGGTTGGCATCGTGATACATTCAAATGAGAGAACGTTGGATACAATTGAGCTGGTTCGACGCACGTTAAGTGCTGCGGGCATTGATTTTCGCGTTGCGGCTCCAGGAATTATACAGAGTGTAGATTATGATCGCCAAACCTGTACCGTTCAATTAGCTATCCGAGAACAGCTTAATAACGAAGGAACGCTGGAATGGGTGGAAATCCCAACATTGCCGGATGTTCCGTTTTTTGTATACTCCGGCGGCGGATATTGCCTCACATTGCCAATATCACCAGGAGACGACTGTTTGGTCATTTTCGGTGACAACTGCATGGATGCCTGGTGGCAGTCCGGGGGCGTCCAAAATCAAGCCGAATATCGCCGGCATGATTTATCCGATGGATTCGCCGTGGTAGGCTTTCGCAGCCAACCTCAAAAGATTGGTGGCTTTTCCGCAGACTCCGCAATGCTTCGTAATGCGGCGGGAAGTGCTTATATTGAAATTTCAGGCGATACCATTCACATTAAGAGCAGCGGAACAACCATTGATGGAGTATCCTTTATGGGACATACTCACGGAGGTGTGTCGAGCGGCGGTAGTAGTACGTCGGGGGTGAATGGATGAGGTATAGACGACTGGATAAAAATGGAGACTATACGTTTGGCGCCAATGGCAGTTGCTATGTATCAGGAATTGACGCCGTAAGCCAGGCAATATTGACGCGCCTGAAGTTACTGAAATATGAGTGGTGGGAAGACCTCGAGGACGGACTTCCCTTGTGGCAAAACATTGTTGCACAACGTGACCGGGAAACTACAGAGCGGGAAATTCAATCCCGAATTGTACAAACCCCTCATGTTATTCGACTTTTAACATGGCGTGTTGAGTGGAATAACGAGCAGCGGGAATTAAGTATATATGCTGCCGTTGATACTGAGTATGGAGTGTTGAATTTGGAAGAGGTGATAGGTTGATGGCTTATATTGCTCCTTATATAGATGATGCAGGGCTGCATCTACCGACATATGCTGATATTCGGGATGATCTCGTGAATCAGTTCAAAAAAATATACGGGCAGGATATTTATCTTGAAAACGATAGCCAGGACTATCAAATGATATCGGCATTTGCGCTTAAAACCTATGATACCATGCAACTCCTGCAAATAGTATACAATAATCGAAGCCCAAAAACTGCCGTCGGGACGGGGCTGGATTCTATTGTTAAGTTAAACGGGATTAGGCGCAAAGAAGCGAGTCACAGTACTTGTGAAGTCGTAATAACCGGCACGAAGGGCACGTTAATTGCGGCAGGCGTCATTGAGGATGAAATGGGTAATCAGTGGTCGCTCCCAGCAGATATTATTCTACCGGATACCACAATGCGAGTCACTGCAACGTGTCGGGCTTTAGGCGCCGTCGAAGCTGCTTCCGGAACTCTCAATAAAATCGTTAATCCCCAAAAGGGGTGGACTGCGGTGACGAATACTGCGATTGCGGTGCCAGGACTGCCTGTAGAATCGGATGAACAGTTGCGCTATCGACAGTCTCTTAGTGTGGCGGCGCCGAGTCGTAATATGTTGGAGAGTACCATCGCAGGCATTGCAGGCGTCCTTGGCGTTACGAGATATAGAGTGTACGATAACGATACGAATATGACAGATAAAAACGGCATTCCTGGGCACTCCATAGCCGCTATTGTTGAAGGAGGGGCGGATAAAGACATCGCTGAACAAATTTATTTACGTAAAGGGCCCGGAGGGGGTACTTACGGAAACGTCGCGATATCTTATACTACCGAGTCAGGTTCTGACACAACGGTTCGATTCTCTCGTCCGACATATGTTGTTATTGATGCCAACATAGAAATCGCTCCTGCCTCTGGGTATACCTCGCTTGTATTTGATTCTATCAAAAGTAATGTAGAAAGGTATGTGGAAGCGCTTAGCATTGGAGATGATGTAACGGTAACAGGAATGTTGACCGCTGTTTCTGCAGCAGTTATAAACGCTTCGCAGCCTAACTTTATATTAAAAGGTATTACCCTTAGTAAGAATGGCACAGAGTCCAGTACGACGGATGTCCCAATCGCCTATAATGAATTGGCGCAAGTTGGCAATATCATGATAATGGAAGTGAGATGATACGATGGAATTCAGCGATAACTACCTAAAGCTTATTACGAGTGAACACCGAAATAAGCCAAAATATATTTCTATGGTACGAGCGGTATTGTCCCATAGTACGGATATATTTTCTGTCGGGATAGAAATGGATGATAGTTTTGATTTAGATTACGCCTCGGGTCATCGGGAAGATGTACTAGGGGAGATTGTTGAAGCATCTCGGCATTTGGGCTGGCAACCGGAATTGGAGATTTCCCCCATTCTTGACAACGCGGCATTTCGGACATTGTTAAAGGCTAAAATCGCAAAGAATATGTGGGGTGGTGGTATCCAGGATTTAACCGAGGTCTGGAAATCGTTATTTGAGGGCAGTATCGCTGTTCGGGATAATCAAGATATGTCGATTGACGTATCCATTGTCGGATCAAAGTTGGATCGTATCACGAGATTGATGATTATGAACGGGGACATCCTTCCAAAACCACAATCTGTTTTCGTGAATTTCCACATATCTAGGGAAAAAGTATTTGGATACGATATCGAAAATGATGTTATTGCCGGATACGACACCGGTTCTTGGTCGTAGAAAGGAGGTAGGAAATGGCGTCGACGAATTTTAAAATTTTTAACGAATCACATACCGATGAACAAACTTATAATGACAGCGAATACGAGAAAGCTACGCAACGCCAGTCTGGTGTTATTCAGGGCATTGCTTTATCACGATTGCATAATAAGTTATATTTTCAAGTTAGTTCGATGTGTAAGGCGATTGCTGATTATATTGTAGATAAAGGGCTGGACTGTAACGACGATGACGTAAATCAGATTACAACAAATTTTTCGGAAGCTATCCAAAACGAATGTACACCGATTGTATCCAACCACAATGCCTCCTCAGACTCGCATGCTAATGGTATCGCAGGTAATGCAGCTAGTGCGTCAAAACTGGAAATTGCACGGACGATATCTCTAACGGGCAGAGCCACGGGATCCGCGCGGACTGATTTTTCAGGAGATGTGTCCGTTAATGTAACGGATGTATCAATTGCCGGAAAAGCCATAAATGATGCAAATGGTGATCGGATAGACGATACTTATCTGAAAAAGAAGACAGTTATTGATGTTGTATATCCTGTAGGTGCTATCTATATTTCCATGACATCGACAAATCCCGCAACGGTGTTCGGTGTTGGTACATGGAAACAAATATCGCAAGGGCGAACTCTTATTGGTGTTGGCAACGGCTATAGTGTTGGGGGAACAGGTGGTTCGGAAAAAACGACTTTGGCGGTTGAAAACCTGCCGCCGCACAGCTTTTCTGGCAATACTGGAAATAGTGGTGGACATTCGCACTCTGGCTCTACAAGTATGAATGGGGAACACCGACACTTTTTCTATGGCTACAACAATAATAATGGTCCATATACAGGTGATGTTGATGGCGTAGATACCGAAAGTAATTCGCATCTTAACGCGGTGGATAGATTCAATACCAGTGCTGCCGGCAACCACAATCACACATTCAATACAAATCATACCGGGGCGCATGCGCATTCTTTCTCGACTAACACAGTTGGTAGCGGCAAATCATTTAACAATATGCCTCCGTATCTTGCTGTGTTTATCTGGCAGCGGACGGCATAGAGGAGGATCGATATGTATTTATTGATAAGTAATGACTACGGAGAAGAGATAGACAGTATTTGGTACGATTCAGAAAAGGTGTCTCTGAGCAGCATTATTGATGAAGCGAAAGAGAAATATCCAGGTCGGGCACTTACTGTATCTCCTATATCAAGTACTTCCGAGCATGTGGATATTGTGGAAGAATTGACAGATGACGAGGAAAAAAGAGTAGCGCGAGAACGTCTCGATAGTGATTTTAAAAGTGCCCAAAAGGAATTATTGGCCTATCTTCAGGTGGCCTATCTGAATAATGATGCGGATATCGTTGAAAGCATACAAGAAGAATATAAGGCTTTGCTAATGGCATATAAAACTGAGAAAGCGTTATTAGACGGGGGTGTCTGAAATGTTCTACAAACTAAAAAAACGTTGCAGATTCTGCGCTCACGTATTGAAAAATGTCAAAACGTGTCGGAACCCTAATTGCATAGTGTATAAAATCGATCTCGACGCCACAGCTCCAAACGTTAAGGTTGTTGAGGAGCAGGAGAAAGCTGACTCCACGGAGGATGATGCGGTATAGCTGAGCTCGTTACTGCCTAGAGAGGAGCGCAAATATGATAGAGTGGATGCAGCTGACAGGGGCGCTGGTATCGGTACTGACGCTTTGTGGCATTATATTCAACTGTAGTGTTGTAAAACCTTTAAACCAATCGGTTAGGAGCTTGAGAGAGTGTATTGAAGACCTGCGGCGTCAATTGATTGATACAGAATCGAAACGCCAAGAAATGGCAGAGCGGTTGTCTAGGGTGGAAGAGGCTACGGAGCATGTGCGGCACCGCCTGGATATTCTAGAGCATCGTCATTAGAAAGGAGGGGTTATATGGGCTTTTCCGTTGTGCGAAATCACATATCTATTACAAGGGGGGATTCGGCAGTCATCACGCTGATTATCCAAAATCGCGTAACGGGGGATGTGTTCATGCCGAGCGGCGAGGATAAATTGACGATGACCGTTAAAGCTGCCATCAGCGACACGGAGCCCGTCATCGTCAAAACACTCGGGAACGGGATTACGAATAAAGACGGGGTCTGTGAGCTGCACATAGAACCGCAGGACACTCGTCATCTGCAATGTGGGGTGTACGTCTATGATGTTGAACTCATCATGGATGGAGGATATACAGACACCATCATCCCTCCCAGTAAATTTGTCATTACTGCCGAGGTGACGACTCATGACTAAGACTTCAGAGATGTGTATTGCACGCCCCCGTGACGGCAATTTGATTGCGACCATAGGCGGTTGCGGAGTAATGAGTGGGACTGTCGCTATGAAGCACGTGCAGGACGCCAGGTTACAATCTAAAACGGTAGTGCCGACGGACGAGGAACAGATTGTTCAGGCGGATGCCAGTTATGCAGGACTTGAAAGCGTGACTGTATCGGCGATTCCGTCGAATTACGGAAAAATTAGTTTTAATGGCTATGAATTGAAAGTAGAGTAAAGGAGTAATACCATGGCAAAAAATGTAAAAATCAATAATGTGCTGTATTCCGACGTTCCCCAGGTTGCCATCCCTTTAGCCGAAGGCGAAGGCACGGCTTTATTTTATGATACCTCCGAAGCTACGGCGGCCGCAGCGGATATTTTAAACGGTAAATCTGCGTATATTGGTACCGGTATCGCAACGGGCGCGATGGTGAACAATGGTGCTGTCAGCGGCGTTATCAATAAAGTAGGTGATGCTTATAGCATCCCTTCCGGCTATCATAATGGTAGTGGGACGGTACGTATCAGCAGCGCAGAACAGTCAAAACTAATCAGTGCTAATATTAAAGCTGGAGTAACAATTATGGGTGTTAGCGGTAAGTCAAGTGTCGTGGATACAGGCGATGCGACGGCAGCTGCGGGTACTATTGTTAGTGGTAAAACTGCATATGTTAAGGGCGTGAAGGTGACAGGGAGTTTGACAACCGTTACCGTTTCACAAGATAGTCTATCGAAAGTCCTTACGATTGAGTAAAGGAGGTAATACCATGAAAGTCGATGTAAAAATTGCCGGTGCCAGTTACAGCGAGGTACCAGCGGTTCTGCTTCCCTTGAAAGATGGCGGCCGCGCACGATTTTGTGAGGTCTCTGACACGACTGCAGAGGCCCGCGATGTTGCACAGGGGAAGCGATTCTATAATTCCGAAGGCGACCTGATTGTCGGTACTTCGACCGGTAGTGGTACGACTACTGACACACGAAAACGAATCACTGTTGTGCAGAAACCGAACCAGGTGATTACAGTAACCAACGAGCCTGCCGAATTATCGCATATAGTGGACGATAACGGCAATGAGATTTATATGACGGAGTATCAATCTCGTATTAAATTAGCTGTCCAGGCCTTGGAAGATTATACTGCCGGGAATATTACGGTAGGTGGCGTTGAAATGGGACAAGAGGCTACGGTGGATATCACCGATGGAATGCTTGTGAGTGCTACTGATGCGTCTAAAAATACAGCATCCGTATTTAGCGATGTTAGTCTTTTACTTAAATGTCAACGCTTTGGTGATATTTTGGGATGTACTACTATTTCACAAAATCCGGATATCCCCAAGGTTGACTTCCTATATGTATCCCGCGAAAATATTCTGTTGAGTGCCAATCAAGAATATGCAGATTGCATTGTTAGTATTACCACCGAATCGGGAATTGTTTCGAGTGTGGCTTTGAGCTATACATGGACATCCGATTTTGGGTCATCTATGGAAGGTGCATTCACTGATCAAAAGCTATTTGATTTCTTATGCCGAGCCGCAGCAAATAATAAGCAGATAGTGCTCAAATTTAAGGTGGTGGATTGATTCGTGTTTGAAAAAGTCAATATCCCTGATTGTATGGTCATTATCGGGCTAGTTGCAGCCTTGATATTGGCCATTTTTTACGGACTCAATGAATTAGCGATGTCCATTGCGTCCGGATTATTAGGGTATATCGGCGGCACTGTACGGTCCGCTGTACATCAACAAAAAGGAGATGAAAGAAAGTGAAAATATTTTTAAATCCGGGTCACTCGCCAAACGGCAAGCCTGATCCGGGAGCCGTTAACGGGCTCACCGACTTGCGGGAATCTGATGTTGCGGCAGCTGTCGGAAATGCGGCAGCGCAATATCTTATTAATGCAGGTGTGGCTACCGAAGTGTTGCAGCACGACGACCTTGCAACCGTCTGTGACACCGCTAACAGTAGTGGTGCAGATGTTTTTATTTCGGTGCACTGCAATGCTGCAGCTTCGCCGGCGGCCCTTGGAACGGAGACTTACTGCTATCCAGGCTCCAAAGCCGGGAAGGCCCTGGCTAATGCGGTACAACGCCAAATCGTCAATAGCCTGCACACCGTTGATAGAGGCGTTAAATTAGCCGTACCGGGACGTAACGACCTGTACGTGCTTAACAACACGAAGATGCCGGCAATCCTCGTCGAGTTGGCGTTCATCAGTAACGCCCACGACGAGGAACTCTTGGCAAATTACCAGGATGCTTTCGCCAGAGCGGTTGCGCGTGGCGTAACCGATTATCAACAGACTTTGTAGTAGAAAGGAGTGATGAGAATGAGCAATTGGGTGAGCTTCCGTGACAGCCTTCTGGAGACTTGGGAGGTCGAGAATGTCACGAATCAACTAAAGGAAGAAATGACACGCAATATTCTAACCAATGGCATTCCGGCAGTGAAGGCGGTTGCCGACAAATTTGTAGGACAGCTCCAACAGCAAGCGAAAAATGAGACTGGTTGGAACAAGCTGCGGGACCAAATGGTATTGCCGCTTATTATAAGTGGAACGATTTGGGCCGTGCAGTTTGCTTTGCGCAAATGTACAACTACGAAGCAGGACAATAATTAAATATATAATATGGTAATATAAGAGCCCTGCCGAGTCGGTGTTTCTGCCGATGTTGGCGGGGCTCTTATTTTTGTTTAGCTTGAAAATATATTGTTACACTATTGACACCACAGACCCTCACATGGCATAGTCAATGTTAAGTGATTAGATGACCAGAAGGAGGAGTAACTAAAAATGAATCGACATTATTATGCCGAGTACTGCAAGTACGGGATATGGGGGTGCTGGCAAAATATAGGTAGCGACGCCCATGCTTTCTACGTTTTTAATGTTAGAGACAACCGTGATAAGTGGGTTGCTGAACACCGGGGCAATGACGAAAATAATCCGGTTGCCGTAAAAACTACTCGAAGACAAATTGAAAAGATATTGGGAGGTAAGTTTGAAGTTATCGTAGATGACTACGGGATGCACCAGTGTGTTCCTAAAGGTCGAGAACCGAAGCCTTTATGATTAGTCTCTTGAATCTTATAATGATGGATATATGGGGGCATTTTTATGCCGATAAATACCACGAAAAATAATCGACATAAAAATGTAATACCATGTTCGCACAACCTTTTGGACGGTGCACCATTGAAAAAGCGGCTTCACAGCGATGTGAGGCCGCTCTTTTTTTGTCTTTAGCCAACCTTTTTGTCTTCAGGATATGCTGAAGATATCCGGATCTGTCAGGCAGCCGATAATTTTTTTATGTTTTCAGGCTTTAGGCGTTCTGAAAAAAGAATATAATCGGTGCCCTTGGCGAGTAAGGCATCCAGGTATTTTTTATCGACGCCTTTTTCATCATTGATGATGGCCAATCCCGTCACCTTTTTGCGGGCGCTCTTTTGCCGTTCATCCCGTATGTCCAGCCAATCGAAGAGGAAGGCGGCTAAGTTGCCGCGATTGATTGAATTGAAGGAATTGATGAGTATTTCTGAGGTTCTCCCGGCAATCTGAAAGTTGAAATTGAATTCCAGTCCCGTGCTTCCCTTGGCTAGAAAGTTAGGCGTGTAAATAAGTCCTTGTTGGTTAAAATAATCGGCCACGTCATCCAAGAAGATTGTTTTTACCGTGGTATTATTCAGCATAAACATATCGTTGACGGTAAGCATGGCTTGGATGAACATGTGCATACTGGCAGCATAGTTTTTCGTGTCTGTGTGCATAATCATCTCATTGTTTTGATTTTCGACGCCATAAGAAAAAAGAAGTTGATCCAAAATGACGGCTCGTTTAGAACCTCGCAGAGAGACTCCGTCGGCAAGCAAGTCGTTAATGATGTACCCGTCATCGGACAAGGTGATAGCGTCACCATCTCGTTTTGCATAGATTACCAAACCGTCATTATGGCGGTCCATGAACGGCGTCCCTATTTCTGTCCAGCCATTCTTCAAATTCCGGGCAGATAAGTTTTTCTTTATCCATTGGTAATATTCGGAAATCCAGTCGAAATTAGTATCCAT